TTAATAACCCACTGCGAAAAAATAAGCCATTGTCTCGCCACTGCCTGCAATATAGTTAAAGGCAGTGCGGTCGATTAGCTGCGCGTATATATTCTGATCATGGAAACTTCCCGCCCATGCAAGAGTAAGCTGAACGTTAAGACAAGCATTAGGAAATGCTACAGGAAAAGCTATTTTTGTAGAATCTCCAGAGCGACGAGCAACTCCCCACTGAAAGATCAGCCCTGTCGAACCATCCTTAAACCAGCCATTAGAAGCCCTGTTTGCAGTGTTTTTAGCTTGATAACGGGCGTCAAAATTACTCCAGTTAGAGGGGGTTATTATACCCGAAACAGCCACACCACCAGCAACAAGAGAAATAGAGGAATTGGTAAGATAGTTACCCCAAGTTACGTTGTCGGAATTATTGGAACCCTGCCCAAGATAAAAATGATTGGTGTTGTCTGACTTACGACCAAAGAAATAGTAACCGTTGTTAGCCGTTTTAGGCTTAATAGTCACTGATCGCGCATCTCCGGTAATTTCTACGAACCCGTTGATGACGCCGCCCGCGCTCGTAAGGTCATACTCCCACGACGACCAGGCTTTACTGTCTCCTCTGTAATACCGGCGGTAACAGACATTCGAGGTGTAAGGGCGATATTCCTGTGTACACCCTTCGGAGCTGCCAGCGCCATTCTGAATAACGTCCAGCGCTCCGGCAACGTTCGTCGGATAACCATTCGCTGCTGTAGCGTTTGCCGTGTATTGCTGATAATAGCGCCCGTATTTTGAGCCAGTCAGCGTGTCCAAGTGGGCAGTACCCAACTGCCTACCATTAGGAATGGCGTTAACGTCGAAAGCCGTCACGCTGTCTTTTAGCGCCAACTTTCCGAGACCGAGGTTTTTCCGCGCCTGCTCGACGTCGTCGACGTCTGAAAGATTGTTCTTAATCAGGAGCGCCAGATCATGCTTTGCCTGAATCATCTTGTCGATGGCGGCGGAGAGCTGCGCACGGTCACTTTTTTTTAGCTGAATCCCGGCTCCCTCAATCACAGCGCAGATCTCTTCCTGCACCGAATCGAAAAAGGTCTCGTCAAGCTGCGTCGCCGGAACGCCGAGCGTCGGGTCGCCAGCCGTAAAGCCGTTTTTGCCCGCGCCGAATTTGCCCTGCTGTGCTGTGGGGGTATCTATACGATGCAAAGTAATTACCTCATAAAAAAACCCCGCCGGAGCAGGGTTAACTGGAAAGGAAGCGCTTTATTCCGTGTACGCGAACACGACTTCGGTATGAGAGGGCGAAACCTTGTTAATCACGCATTCAATGACCGTATCGCCCCACGTGCGAAGGCTGCCAACGCAACTGGAAGTGCATGTCATGACCTCAATCGTCGCGAGCGTCGGAATATTCACCTGCCACAAATAGCGGTAGTCGTCGTCCGTGGCGATATCCGGGCGAGGATTCTCCGCCTCGTTTTGATACTGTGTGATTGAAACAGACCGATAGCCGAGCGCATCGAGCTGTCGCCGGTAAAACGCCTCGTTAATGCCGCCGTAACCGTTTACCTTTGCCGCCAGTCGCCGCTGTCGCTGCGAGAGGGTTTGCGTCTCTTCAATGGTGCATTCATCAGGCAGCCCGCATAACGCCTCGTAACGGTCGAGGAGCTGCACCGCCGCCCCCGGATCAATCTCGCGCATTAATGCCGACGACTGCGCATGTACCCGCGCCAGAGACGGCGCGAGCCCTTCGAGGAGGGGATTATTCCCCTCCCAGGCGGGGCCAGGCGGTAAAAGCCGTTTTAACAGGCGGGTATATTCGTCCTCTACAGCCACGTAACCTCCTCAATATCGAGATAGGAGTTATCCGTCGCGGTCTTGCCTTTGTACTCGACAGTAACCCGGACATGAACTGTCCCCGGAGCAATGCCGGTTGCTTTCACGCCGCTGTTATCTGCACTCGGGGTAATGACGCAAAGGGTCGACGGGTCAGGCTCGCCCTCGCCTGCCGGGACAAAGTCCCAGGTGATGTTAACCCCATCCAGCGACGGCAGATTCTCAGGCGTGAAGGTGGCGGTCGCGAATGCGTCCGGGCTGTCCGGCAGCGTGACGGGGTTCGGTGAGAACGAATTCAGGGCGACATCTATTTCAACGTCAGATTCGTTGTAGTTCGACCACGTTATCTCCCCGATAACCGGTAATTCATAGGTGCCGAGCTCTACGTCTTTCGCTGGCGAAATCAGGCGGTGCGCGAACTGGTCAGTCGCCAGGCTGATCGCCTCACTGATACGAGAAAGATAAATCTTTCCTGACGGCTCGCCGTCCCTGAACAACGCCGATTTAATCTCTTTCGTTACCGCTGCCCTGATTGCCGGAGTATCTTTAGCAAGCGCGATTTCGAAGTCGATTTTTCTCAGCGTCGGCGGGAAAACAAACAAGCCTGAACCGGCCACCGGCGCAAGCGGAAGAATGTACTGTTTAACCGCGTCGATTAACGTCTCATCCGGCACCGGATTATCTAAGTCGCTGTTAGCAGGCATCACGCCAACCGTCCCGCGTCCGGCATGATGGCGGAACACCCAGGCGCGGGTGATCCCCGCGACGTCAGTCGCCCATATCCGGTAATCGGCATCCGCGCCGCCCTGTGGCGTGTAGTACCAGCGCGCCATGATTCGCGAACGCCAGTCCTCCAGCGTTTCTAAATCCGTTCCACCTTCAACCGACTCCGCATAGCATGTTGAAGAAAGTCCCGCGACTGGCGTCATCAGGCGAAGCGGCGTTTTGTCATCAAGGTTCCCGCCTGTGCCAGCGTCAACCGCTTCAATCAGTGCGCGAAGAACTCCCTCATCGTTAACGGTCGCGTCTGCGGTCGTTACATACTGCTTTTGCTCGTCAGTCTGCATTTCTGTCCCGGCGGGCAGCGTGATCCCCGACGACACGCTCTCCCATCGCGCATAGCCGCCCGCCGTGGTTGGTTGCTTGCGCGGGACTTGTTTCAGGTTCCCGTGTCGCGAAAGCCACTCCTCATCCGCAAGGTCAGGAAGCATGTTTCGCGCCAGATAGTCGAGATAACCATAAAGTGTGTGAACGGCAGCGGCCATCACCCGTGAATAGACTTCCGCATCAAGGCGACGGAGAACGACGTCCGTCTCAAATCGCGTGAGTAAATCACTTCTGATTGTGGCGATCAGATTGGGCAAATCTGGACGCGAGAAACCGGAGTCAGCCATTTAACACCTCTTGCCATATATCATCGAAAATAATTGCGTGTTTGCTGCCGTCCTGCTGCCAGACAGTGACCTCCAGTTGAAGCGAGTTAATCCCGGTTCGGGTGGCGGCCACGTCGACGCGCGCGGCGACGCCGTCCTCCTCCATCCAGGCGAGCGCCTGGCGTGCGTAATCCTTCGCGCGCGTCGCGGTTGCGTTGGTCAGTTTGCTTCGTTGCAGCAGGTACAGGCGGGAGCCGATCCGGTCGTTCCCGACACTCGGGAAAGTGTCGCCCCACCATCCGAAAGGCATTTCGGTATCGTCGTCCGCCTCCGCGCGTCGCCAGGAAAAAAGCGAAATGATTACGGAGCGGGTAAGGTCGTCGAAATAGTCGGTCGACTCTTTCAGTAAGCCATTTACAAAGATGATCATGCGTTACCCCATTGAAGCAGAAGGGCCGGTCGTTTCTGCGGTTTCACCCTGGGCGGTGTGCTTGTGTCCGTTATATGTGGTGCGGATTGCCGACATGGTGCCGACGCCGTCTGATACCTTGCCCGCCGCTGAAAAGTCCCCGCTTGTTGTGATGGTCGGCGTCGTGAATGAGACGCCGGAGGATGCATTAACGACGAGCTGCGGGGCGTTGAGCGAAATTTTCGACTCAGCATTAACCACAAGCTCGGATGTCGTTATCTCGGTGACGCGCCCGCGTTTGAGAACAATCGAATCTCCCTCGTCCGTGCAGACGGCCACCTCGCCAGACTTGAGCCCTTTCAGCCGGTAACGCCGGTCAGAAACAGAGATAACAACGCCGTGAGAACGGTCACCCGACGGGAACAGGACAACCGCCTCCGCGCCTGCGTGTGCGGTTGACGTAAAGCCGTAAGGCTCGATGTATTCGACGTTCTCTTTCGTATCCCCGGCAATCAGTTTTAACCCTGCGGCCTGGCATTTTCTGGAGGAGTCCAGCGCTGCCAGAACGGCACGCGCTGCGAGATTAGAAATCGCCTGCTTAATACCCATCAGAACACGATCTCCTTTTTCGCCTTTTTGGTTTTTGCTGCGGCGGGCTCCGGGAGATACGCATCAGCGGGCGCGACGCGAAGCTCCGTCGTCGTTCCCTGATCGCCTTTAATGAATGTCACCTCACCGATAATCAACTCCTCGTTATCGAAGCCGCAAAACGGGTCGTAGACGATAACTTTCATATTTGGTGCCCATAACGCGCCGTTACCCTGGCGCCAGCCCTGAACGGTGTAAGTCGTTTCGCGCGTTTTCGCGGCGCGCTGCGCCTGCTCAAACTCACACCGGGCTTTACAGGTCGCCGATGTCGCCGCGCCGCTTTGCTGGATTGTGTAGGGACGGTAACCGTGTTTCGTTTTTCTCGACAGTAACTTCGCACACGCCAGAAAGCCCCGAACCGTCGGTCGTCGTCGCGGTAACGTTGGCGGCACCTTCGGCAACACCGGTAATGGTGCCGTCATCGTCAACCGTGGCGATCGCGGTGTCGTCGGATTCCCAGGAGAGGGTTTTATTGGTGGCATTGTCGGGAACGATGGTCACGTCGATGCCTGCGCTTTCGCCGGTTTTGATGGTCAGCGTCGGGGCGACCGTCAGCCCGGTGATTTTTACGTCACTGGTAACAGCAGTCGCGGACGCCAGAACAGGCAGATCGGGATCGGCATTGATGGCATCGGCCAGGGATTGCGCCGCATCCAGCGCTGAATCGCCGGACGTTACCGCGCCCGCGATACGTTTGGCTCCGATATACAGCGAGACCGCGCCCGACGCGTTAGCGCTGCCGGAGAACGTCACCTCACCAACCGCCGGAGCCCCTTTCGGGTCAGAAACGGCGATAACATACAGCTCGCCAAACGGATCGGTTTTGCGATAGGCGTCCACCATGCGCGCCAGCGGTGATCCCTGTCCGCATAACTTGCGCGCCTGATCGGCGGTCGGCATCAGAACCAGCTTATTACGCTCGATGGCTGCATCTTCAAGCGCCTGCCCAATCAGAAGCGCGGGCGCGGAGGTCTGCGCGGTGTTGGCCTTACTGTTATCCATTTCCGCATAAAACAGCGGAACGCGGATATTTGAGGGGATGGAATCAAAACTAACAGACATTTAATCGCCTTTTTTGAGAGGTTTCTTTTACGTCACCGTCCCGGAGACGGCGGAGCCAGTAGGAGTTTTTTTCGACATTTCTCCCCTTTTCGGGCAAAACGTCGCCCCGGAGCGGATCGGGGACTTTCCGCCCTTTAACTGGAATGACAAACATGAGAGTTACTCCGTGAAGTGGATTTCGTCGTGATGCTCGATGTCGCCGTCCGGCCCGTTGCCGGGGTCGATAAAGTCCACATCGACAGCCACCGTTTCGAGCGGGACAAGCTCGTCCAGATCGCGGTGATGGCGCGTGTCTATGTCGGTTATTTCCCGTTCAGCGGTGAAATCGAACTGGTAATAAAGCGCGGCGCGGTTCATTTCGACGACCTGCCCGCCGTCATAGGTGATCTGGTGTGTGCAATCGTCCGGCTCCCATCCAAGAATCGCGCCGAATATCTCCGCCCGGATTGAATCGACGGCATCAAACGCGGCGGTTTGGCCGCGCAAATCCCGCCTGTTATCAAGCACGACAACCACGGCAAAACCCTCATTCACAACCTGGTAGTAGTCGGTTTGCGACTCCTGGCGGGAGACGGTATCGCCGGTCGGAATGACGTAAGCGGCGGGGAGCATCATCTTTGCATTAGACTCCAGCGCCTGAAACTCAGCCGCGCCCGCGACTCGGGATTTAAAAGACGGAGCCCGCGATCTCAACGCCTCGATAATTAACGATAATTTCATGCCCTTACCCTCCTGACCTTTGGCGGCCGCAAGGCTTTTCGTAACGCGCGTTGCAGTGTGTAGCGCGTCCAGGCTTTGCGACGCGCTAACACTTCGGTCATGTAGTTATTACGTGGGGCCACCTTCCACCCGGAGCCGCCGGATTTGCCTTTGTGGTGCGAGCGCTGCCGCTTCGCGCCACGGCGAACGCCGTAGAACAGGAAAGCCGGGTAAAAGTCACCCTCAATACGGCGGTTTCCCTCTCCCCGTTTCTGGTTCGGTGCGATTCGCACCATCATCCCGGAACGGTTTTTCGAGGCGCGCGGAACGTAATAGCCGATTGAGCGCGCCAGCCTGCCGGTTTTGTATCCGGGGTTTTCGCCGGGTTTCGACGTCCCCCGTTTCATTACCAGCCGACGGGCGTCCCGCATGTGAACCTGACCGATTTTGACGAACGCGCGGCGCATGACGGGGCGTTTAAATTCCATCTGCTCCGGGACGTCATAATCGACGTGAAAGAGAGGAGAATCAGCCATACACCGCCCCGCTGTAGTGATCCGCGTCGCCGAGGCTCTCGCACTCCAGAAGCAGGAACCGGCGCTCGGAATTGAGATCGCGGATTCGCCGGACGCGTAAAACCTCACCTCCGGGTAACACGATTTGCCACTCGCTCGACATGCCCGACCGGTAGCGGATAGTGATGAGGTGCGTCACGGCTTCGCCGGTCTGAACAGAGGACTGATAAGTCGTTGCGCCGGTTTGCTGGACTCTCGCCCACGCCCGGAACGTGTCGATCTCCTCGCTTTCCGTGCCGAAATCAGCCGCCGGTGAATCAACGCGCTTTCTGAACTGAACGCGTCGGTTAAGCTCTCCGGGGTCGGGAAACGAATAGCGCGTCGCTGTCTGTGACGGGCTTCTTTTCATAGCGGGATAAACCTGTATGCATCGACAAGCCATTTAAACGACTGCGGCATCTCTGTCATTTCCACATCAGACGTTGATGATCGGTTTTCATAAAAATGACTACAGAGCATCAGCATTGCCTGGCGGATATCGTCAGAGACGACGAGTCCGTCCTCGTCAGTGTCGGGGACTTCCGTCGCGTATAACCTGCGGTTGAGGTAATTCGAGGTGCGGGCCTCAGCGGCCCCGCCGAGGAGGGTTAAAAGTGCGTCCTCCTCGGTGAAATCCTCCTCAATACGCAACTGCGCTTTAATTTCTGAAAGGGAAAGAATCACGGCTCGGCCTCAATAAAAAACGCCCCGGAGGGCGTTATTTAGATTTAGTTCGCTTTTCCGCTGCGACAGTGACGGCGCAGGAAGCAGAAACGCCGGAGCCGTCCGCCGCTGTCGCGGTAACGTCTACCGGGCCGCCCTCAGCGACGCCAGTCACAACGCCGGAGGCGTCAACGGTTGCGATGGCTTCGTCTCCTGACGCCCAGTTAAGCACCTTGTTTGTGGCGTTTTCAGGGGTAACACTTGCTTTAATTGGCGAGGTCGCTCCGACCGCGACAGAGAGCGCGGTCGGATCAAGTGTCACCCCGGTTACTTTGCCTCGTCTTTACCGACCAGCGCTTTAACCGCTGCGGCATCTTCGAGAGCGCAGTCGAAGCGATGGAACGCCAGGAAACCAACCTGATCATATTCCGCGTAACGCTCAGTGAGTCGCATCAGGGTCATGTACGCCACACGGCGTAAGATGAAGCGGTCAAAGTCACCGCAATACACGAACTGTTTACCCGCGCCAATATCGGCAATCGCCTGATCGATAACGTAAGGCACGTTGAGCACGGTCGCCGGTGCCATACCAACCACATCCGGGAGCCAGAGCGGGCGGCCCTGCGCATCTTTCATAGAGGAGATTTTCAGCAGGGTATTGTCGTTAAATGCAAAGCGGAATTTCGGCGAATTGCGGTAGGCCGGATCGACGCTGTGTTTCAGCGCGAGCAACTCCTCCCAAGTAAACGCGTCAGCGGCTGCGGCGGATGTGGTTTTCGTCACCCACTTAGCCAGTCCTTTAACGTTTTTACCGGTGCCGTCACCGTTAACGATTTGCGCCGCTTCGCCACGGCCCAGGCGCTGCGCGATACGTGCGGCCAGATAGCCGTTCATGTCGATGCCGCTATCGAGTAACAGCTCGTTAGAAACGCGGATAATTTTCGACGTCATTTTTTTGGCACCGATAGTGATCGGCTCGAAAGTGACATCGCCTTCGCTCGCTTCCTCGTTCTCTCCGAGCATCACGCCCATATCGGCGGTGCCGTCACTATAAGTCCAGTCGATATCCTGACCATTCGATGTGCTCAGAATCTGGCAAACACCCGCGATCCCGCCGTAGGCTTTCATTGCCTCAACGACACGGTTTCGGAACTGTTTCGGCACGGTGAAACCGCCTTTAGAACCGCCGCCCTCACCGTCGTCGATACCCTGGGCGCGAAACTCTTTTAGAGTGCGCTTTTCTTCCGTTGACAGCTCCCCTAAGCCGTGGCGGACAAACTTGTCGAAAACAGCGGCGCGACGTTCATCTTCGGAGCCCTCCGGGTTGTTGCGGTGTTCGGGTTCGTTTTCGGCTGCGAGGATATTATCCATCGCGCGGAGTTCTTCCTCGCGCTTAATCGCCGCGTCGAGCTTGTCGTATTCGTGTTTTGCATTGTCCCACTGGCTGCGCTGCTCCTCAGTCCAAGATGCATCGCCGATTTTTTCGTTCAGGGCGCGCATTTCAGCGGCGATAGTGGCGCGTTTTTGCTGCATTTCGTGCAATTTCATAAGGTCAATCACTCTTTTTTAGATATAAAAAAACCCCGCCGAAGCGAGGTTGTTTAATTAAAGGGTTAGTTACGGTCGCGCTAACAGGTCAAGAACTCGCTCGCGAGCGGCTTTCTCTGTCGTCTGCTTTTGCCGCGCCTCAGCGCTGCGCTGATCCTGCTCTGCCTGTTGGCTGCGCCACTGCTCCAGCGAACGGACGGCGCTGTCGGCCTCCTGATAAGCCGGATAGGTGACAGGCGAAACGTCCAGCAAGCGGGAAAAGCGAGTAATTTCGCGAACGACGACGCCGTCTTCATCCTGATACCAGCGTTCGCCATCGCGGGCGACACGGAACGCAAAAGAGCTTTGTGAAATGTCTCCGCGCTGCATCGGCGCGAGAACCAGATCGCGGATTGTCTGCGTTTGCGGAGCTGTGATTTCGTAACGCAAGCCTCTGTCGTCGACAGAGAGGGACAACGTCCCCGCCGAGCTGCGTCCTAAAATAAAATTCGGGTCATGGTTAAACAGGGCGCGAACATCGTCGCCGAGGACATCGTCAAACGCTCCCGGCTTAATCACTTCGCGGAACGAGCCGAAAATCAGCTCTGAACGGCTGTTAAATACAGACGCATAGCCAATAATTTTGGTTGGTTCGCCCTCAACCTCAGCGGCGCGGACTTCACCAACGTAACAGCGCTTTTCAATATCACTCATTGTCAGGGTTTCCCTCCGGGGTTTTGTCTTTACTTCCGCTTGTCTGCGCGGCATTAACCGAAACGAGCATTTCATCAAGCCCCGGAACCGGATTTTTATCCTCCAGCGCTCGCACTTCGTTACGGCTTAACCAGCCGTCGGTGATCGCGTAGTGGTAGAACTCGGCTCGCTCTTTCGGCGTACCACGCAACAACCCGGCCAGATTGAATTTGACGTAATGACCGGCGGCCAGCTCCTGCCGGGTAAAAAGGCGGCGGTTTAGCTCCTGCTCCCAGTTAACAACCCACGGCATAATCGTGAATCGCACGAACTGAATCGACTGCTCGGAAATGTTGGAAAACGTCGCTTTTTCGAGGTCGTTAATCATGTGCGCCGGCACATTGAAAATCCCCGCTATCATGCTGCGGTTTAGCTTCATCATTTCGACGAGCTGCGCGTCTACCGGCGATATGGTCAGGGCTTTGTAATCCAGTTCGGCAGGGAGCAAGAGCGTTTTGTTTTCCTGCGTACGGAGCGCGGCAGCGGCTTTCTGCCAGATTTTTTTAAGCCGATCCCACGATTTATCGTTCAACTCCTGCTTGACGGACACTATCCCCGCCGGGCGCGCGTTGCCGTTAAAAAAGCTCTCTGTGTACTTCTGCCCTGAGAGCCCCAGGCCGATGGTTTGCGCGTGCTGCATAATCGGGGAGAGTCCCCATTTGTCGCAGTTACCAATCGCCTTAATGTGAACCATATCGTCGGGGTGAACCGACCAGCTTCCTTCCTCGGTGTAAATACCGTAACGCCAGCGGCCATCAAATTTAATCAGGCACGATTCCCACGGCATCCGGTGCGCCAGCTCGATAACCTCGCCGCGCCGGTTGCGTTTAATCTCCGTGTAAGCATTGCCCCACCCTAAAACGTGGCGTTGCATCAGCTCGCGCCATTTATACGAGGTTTCCCACGGGTTAGGCTCGTCATGAACGAGATAGAAAACCGGGTGTTCTGTTGCCTGCCGAACGGTTTTCCCCTCGCGCCGCAAAACGTGTAGCGGCATTTGTGCCAGGTTCGACGAGAGCACATAAATGCAGGAATAGACCGCCGCCAGTTTCATCGCCGTCTCAGGAGAGACAAAAACGTCAGAAATCATGCCGGAGGTTGTCGCGATGTTCTCGCCTGTCAGCGGTGTGGCAGGATTTTCTGGATTACCCGGCTCCGCGTTAGGGTCTGAACGGAAAAACGCGTCAAGGAACATCAGCGCCCCCTTTTGCGGGCCATCGCGAGACCGTTTAAAAGCAGGCCACCGCCCGCGACAGCCATCGCCGGAGCCGTTCCCCACCGCAAATAACAAGCGGAGATAAGCAGGCAGAAGCCCACAACGCCGAAAACGTCGTATAATTTCATAGCGTTAAAATATCCTCATCATCAAGATTTGAAAGGAAATCACCTGGCTCGTTGAGCATGGCCCGGCCAACCCCCATCATCATTGCTACTGCGCCGTCGATTTTGTTCTCGTTGCCCTCTTTGGTCGGTCGGACAACGTCGTCAGAGCCTGCGTAATACTTGCCGACAACATTCTGGATGCACCAGGTCAGGATCGGATTCCCGTCATGATGGAAACGGCCAGCCGCGAGCGCGGCCTCGATTTCTCGCATCGGGTCGGACATGTTCGTAAAGTTCTGCGTAATGGTGACAGGATTTAGCCCTTCATCGTTGAGCATATGCGCCAGTGACGTCGCGCCGTAAGGGTCGATGGGGCATATCTCGATTTTCACCTTGTCACGGAGCCTGAGAATCGACTCGAAAATCACCCGATAATCGACCTCTGCGCCATCGGTCGGGAGCAGCACACCTTGATTTACAAACGACTGATAGCGCTCGGCGGTGCGTTTTAGCTGCGGATCTGTTGAGTAGACCGTATCCTCTGGCACCCAGAACTGAGCGCCGATGCAGTAAAAGTGTTTAAGCCCATCGATTTCCCGCATGAATACTGGCACCACGGCGTTGAGGTCGAGCTTTGATGCCAGGTCGATCCCGAGATAACACGGCTCCCCCTCAAAATCGGCAAGCGTAAGCGACGGGTCGGCAGCCTCCTGCCAGCGCTGCATGTTGTAAAACGCGGCTTTACTTGAGACCCAAAGGTTGAAGTGCTTGGTCAGGATCTTGTTAGTCTGGCTCGGGGTAGTTTTTGCAAGCTCCTGCTTGGCACGCAGAAATTCAGGCTTGAGCGAAACGCCAAGGTTTGGGTTCGCTTTCCGAATGGCTTCCTCAGAGGTCCAGTCGTCATCCTTATCAAGGGTGTAAATGATGCCGAAAATCGTCTCATTTGCACCGTCAGTGCGAATGCCTTCAAGAATTTCTACCACCTGTGAGCGCTTGTCATAACAGGGCGAGGCAATATCGTAGCCTGCTGTCGTGATGATGAGCGTCAGGGGCTGTTCACGCGCCCCTTGCCCGGTCGTCATTGTCGTGTAAAGCGCATCTGTGGCGTGTTCGTGATACTCGTCGATAATTGCACAGCTCGGCGAGTCACCATCACCAGGATCGCCGACAATCGGCGCAAACACCGAGCCATCTGGCCGGGTCATTTTTTTTGCCCACGGCTTTATTGAGAAGCGCTTACGCAGCGCCGGGAGTTTCTGCACCATTTGGCGCGCAGGTTCAAAGACTTTAAACGCCTGCTTTTCTGTCGTGGCTCCGCAGTAAACTTCAGCGCCGTGCTCGTCGTCCGCGCAGAACATATAAATGCCCACGCTGGCAGCGATGAGTGATTTCCCGTTCTTACGGGGAACCTCGATGTAAATCTCCTGGAAGCGGCGAAGTCCATCTGATTTGCGAACCCAGCCAAACGAAACGCAGAAACAAAACTTTTGCCAGTCCTCCAGCGTCAGCCGGAGCTTTTTACGGGCCCATTCGCCGGACGTGTGGGGCATTTTTTGCGAGAAGCGACAAAAACGCTCGGCTTTATCTCTGTCGAACCTGTATGGCCAGCGCTGATCTTTGGCCCGCTCAAGGTCATTAAGATGGCGCTGACACGCGAGCTTTACATAACGGCAGGCAAGAATCTTCCCAGCGACAACATCCCGCGCGTAGCGATTCGCGTCGTTAACGTTCGGATAGGTCGCCATAAGTTAAAACTCATCAAATTCATTTCCCTCTTCATCGTCAGGCGTACCCGCGCCGAGCATACGCGCACGACTCATTGGGTCCAGGCCCAGCAACGAGCCAAGCCTGGCTATCTGCGCTACGGCATCGTTTCGAACATTAATCGCGGGATGTTTTTTGATGCCGCTCTCGCCGGTAGCGATGATTCCACTGGTTGCGATCATCTTCTCGGCTTCGATCATGAGGTGAAATGCATTGCAGTAGGCCATGAGGACAGGAGCGTCCTCCGGTTCAAATAAGCCACGCTCAATAAGTATCTTTGAGGTGCTTTTCCAGACCTTCACCGCAACGGCGCTCATTAGCTCTTGTGGCGGTCTGATATTTGTAATTGAGCTTTTGCCGCTTACAGGGAGATTCTTCTTTCGACCTCCACCAGCGGCCCGGACTCCGGCCATAAATTCACCTCCTGGTTGAGCAAGAAACCGGCAAAAAGCCTCCCGGAAAAAAATTCTTATTTCTCACGCGTAAAAATTTAGCGGGGCGGGCAGTCTGGAGCGCTTTATTCACCAGAGATTTACCCCCCGCCCCTCCCTGCTCACTCTTCCTGATGCCCTGCATCTTTCACCGCATCACGCTCAGTCGCTCTCGCGCAGTCTTAGCCTTGTGATGTTCAGAGCAAATGCATTCGAGATTACTCGGGTCGTCTGTGCCCCCGTGAGCTTTAGCAATGATATGGTCGACGCTTGAACCGGGACGAATGACGCCCTCACGCTTACAGGTCTGACACAACCCCTTGTCACGCTTGATAACTATGTTCCTTACCTTGCGCCACTCTGCGCCATAGCCTCGCTGTGTTGCTGTGCGCCCGTTGTTATAGCGTTCCCAGCCAGCACTTTTATGCGCTTCGCAATATCCGCTTCTGTCTGTAGTTGATTTACCACATCCACGTTTTCGGCAAGCTTTAGGTGTCTTTGGGGGCATAAATACTCCTTTAAGAGAAGAACCAAATAAGGCAAACAGACCTGCCGGGTTTGGTAGGTAGGCTAGAAACCCAATGTCTGAGGTGCTTTAATGCTTTGCTTTTTTCTCAAGGAAGGTGTGGTTATGGCATTAAAAGGGAAGTTCATACTCAATGAAGCAGATTTTGCACCTCTCACTATTTATGGTGTTGGAACCTTCTTGGCCTTTTCAGGCAACGGTGAATATCGTAACCGTAGCAACAGCACGACAACGCCTGACAACGGCCCTATTCCAGAAGGTAAATACTGGATAGTTGACCGACCAGAAGGAAACTGGAAAAACGGGCTTCGCTCGTGGGCTATAGATACACAGCGAACTTACTGGGATGGTGTACCCACGGATCACTCTACGTGGTTCGCACTATACCGTGATGATCGTGGTATTGACGACACAACCTGGATTAACAATGTTCGCCGAGGTTCGTTTCGCCTACACCCAGGTCGTCTCTCGTTAGGATGTATTACTCTGGCCCACAGCAGTGACTTTGAGATCATACGCAAAGCGCTTCTTAATACTGAACAGGTTCGAGTTCCTTGCATGAAAAGTCTCATGACATATGGTTGTATTGAGGTGGTCACGAATGCCAACGATCGCCCGTAGAGCTTTAAAAGTTGTCTTTTTTATTGTGCTGTCGATGTTGGTCGGGCGAAGTTTCGACATTTATTCCCTTGTCAGCACTGATACGGCCATTAGTCTGTCATATAAGCTATTTGGTGAGGGTGGGCAGGAGAATGTCGAAATGGCTTACGTGATAATCGATACCGTAGCCATTGTAGTGCTAACGTCCATTATTTACGTGATAGTGATGATGGTACTTCGCCGCTTTTTGAAATCATCAAAATAGAACTAATAGCAGAAGACCTTGCCAATGAAGAAGATTCAGCTTTTCACGCTCATCACTGGTGTAGTAATGCTTTCGGGATGTTCCGCTTTTCAAAAGCATCATGGTATCAATTGGGGCAATGGATCGTGCCCTGCCCTCGCTGCAAATCAAATCCAAAATGGCACCCTCAAAATTGAAGATGGCCGGACACTGAAATGCCAGATAAGACCTTATGTTAGTAATATGGCTTGTCAGGGCATAACTGACCGCACGAATGCTGATGGCGTCGTGTGCCAGAATGGCATGGGCGACACCGCACTTTTCATTTTCGATGAAAAAGGTGTGCTAAAAAATCACAGATTATGATTAAAGCTTTTTTATAGGAACGTCCCTCACATCCCTTGTAATGGTCATTTCAAACACCGCTCTGTTATGTACTGCTGCAAACCTGGAATCATGCTCCAGCTGATTTCGATTCTTTCTCTAAGGGAGAGATAATCCCGTTTAGCGGGTTCAGTAAGACGGGGAGCTCCCTCTTCCATGCCAGAGGAGCCGGGCACTCCCTTTGCTGCCCTGGTGGCACTGCGCTGCAACCGCCTACGACCAGCAGCAACAACGCGCTCAAAGTGAACGACGTTCCTCTAAGCGCCTGCCAACTCCTCCTTGGTATATTTCGCATCTATCGCAGCCACATCGCGCTGAGGGTGCCACATATCCACAATTCCATCTTTATTCAGATTTAATTGACGATTAAGTTTCATTTAAGTTGCTTGTAATTATGTGAAGGAAATCACCTGAAAAAATGCAGAATATATCCAGGCTCCTGAATATTTTAGGAAAATGTTGATTGCCCCTATTAACTGCATTGTTAATGTGAACAGGGAAAAGGAGAGCTTCATGAAAAACGTGATTTACAGCATGCTTGCAAAGATTTCCAAAATGGATGCTGAAGCTAAGCAGCTGACTGCGCAGGTAGAAGCTCAGGCTCTGCTCTTAAGTGCGATGTTAATTACGATTGGTAAAGGTGGCAGCTTTGAGGAAATGGTTGAAGCCGTTAAGCAAGCAATCAACGCAGCACTGGACTCGGAAGATAATACTTTCAAATCCGAAACGACAGTTTTGCTTACTCAGTTCAACGCGCTACTGTCGATCGCAGCCTCTCTAGATAAAAAAGATCCTGAACTTGACGTATCTGGACTCCTCAAGCTCACCTCTTCACTATCGAGCGACAAAATCCTTTAAAAGGGTCTAGTACTTCGGAAAAGACGTACCCCTAGGTGAATAAATCACGATGGCCTTTTCAATATCTTCCTGCGAAGGCTCTAGTTCAGAGATACCGATAAGATAAGGTATGCCGCTATCAGATATGTATGTTGTGATAAAAAATGTAACGGTTCTGGTTTCGTGTTTAATGGGTATATGGTGAATGGCTCTTGCACGATTTGCTATCGTCAAAATTTCGCCATTCCAGCCCTCACCGAAGAGCATGACATCATTCATAATTATTCCCAGCGAACATGGGCTAGAGAAAACCCATCTCGTTACAGAAAAGGCCACGCAAAAGCGTGGCCTTTGTTTATCGCTTAGCTGGGCTTAACGAAGTCAACACTCAGGTGCCACCGGAAAATGTCGACGTTCGGCCAATTAAACTGGCTTCAGTACCCTCATCTGGTGTTGGCAGGTGAACCGAAGTTACACGAAGCTTAACACCAAATTGGAAATAACTATCGAAAATTTTAAAACAATTGATAGTAACAATCAATGTATCGTAGATTGGCTATTTTTGGACGTTAATAGGGGGAATTAATTTAAGGCAGAGGATATGCGCACCATGTCAGATAATTCCTTGCTTTATCAGGTGATTACCCACAATAAAGACCATAAAAAAGCAAAAAACAGGGATTTATAGCTCATAAATGAGCCTATTTAAGAGAATTATACCAAGCCTGCCATCGGTATTTGTCGAGCCTTAACTGTCTTAAGCACTTTGCGGTTTCTACATCAGCCAGTAAATCTTCGTCACTGTTTCTACCAGCATTACTTGCTTTGCATGGGGGCTCCATCAAATCCGCTGAGGGAATTGGCAGCGTCGATGGCGCGCTGCCGCAACTGCACAGCATCATTGTCAAACTTACACACAGTACGATTTGGAGACTGGACATATTTAATTACATCACGATTGATAACATGGTAAACGATTTTTCCTTCGTGACTGTTGCGAGCAGCTTTAATCTCAGAAGAACGAATCATATCTTCAGCTTTTGCTTTCTTTCTTGCCGCCATCGCGTTTACGTAATCAGAGTGGGCATTCCAGCCAGCGCGCCAGGAAAGTAAACCCGTGAGCATAAAAAGCAGTACATAGATTACAAATTTTCCAATGACCTTCATTACCGATCCCACATGCAAACCTGATGTTCAACTTCTCGCCTGCTCATCAACCCTCTCCACTTCTTGCCACCAGCGTAAATCCAGCGCTTAAGCTCGTTACATGCCCCGACATAATCACCGTCGTTAAGCTTTTTCATCAGAGTAGATTTGATAGCTGCTGAGGGGCCGACGTTATAGGCAAATGAGTAGATAGCGGCGCGTTGGGTATCAGTAGTGTTTACTTTGATGTGCGGATCAATCTGGCGAGCGATATGTGTCATATCAGCTTGGGTAAGCGCATCACACTCGGCATCGGTGTAACGCTTTCCCGGAATAATGTCTTTGCCGGTATGTCCATCACAGACCGTAAGAACGCCAACCACATCCCGATAAGGCACATACTCGCGCCCTTCTAAGCCGTCTTTACCAGCAACCATTGCGGTGGCAATGGCAATAGCCCCACCGCCCACAGCTGCGACGATTCGTTGTTTTAATGCCGGGGACATCATTCTCCCCTTGCGGCTTTACGCCGATCTTCTTTGATTTTGAAATAGAGGTTGGTCAGGAAAGTAAGAAAGCCGAACACCAGACTGCCGAGTACACCAATAGCCGCCCACTGTGATGGGGAAACTTTATCGAGGAGCTGAAGCACCCAAAACCCGGCATTACCTACAGATGTACCATAGGCAATGCCTGTCGTTAATTTATCCATTTGATACATACTCTCACCTCCTCTGTTCAGGGAAGTGTTCTGTGTTAAGACAGGAGTGGAACGGAGATAAGGAAAAGGGCAAAAAAAAGCCAGCTCTGACAAGCTGGCCTTAAAATAACCTCATAAATAATAGTGCCGGGTGCTTCCCGGTGAGACTTTGACTGGCAACAAAGTCTCGCATGCTGCTCACCCTTGGACTTAGCCAGTAATGCCCCGCCGCACAGGGGGATTCACCATTAAAATTGTTGGATGTCTATCGCGCATGCCAATGCAACGATGGCAAAAATTTAGCATTGGGCCCTAAATTTTCAAGCCATTACCGATAAATAAAATTTTACCCAAAAAAAAGCCAGTTCGGCAGAACTGGCAACATGCGTGACTTCAGGACGCTCCATAGCCCTTGTTCTGTAACGTACTATTCTCCCCTGAGTTGGTCAGGTGCGGCACATCTCAATTTTAACAATGAAGATGGACTCGGCACTCAATACCGGAAGAATTCGCTACAGCTAATTATTTGCACCATGTGAGGGGCGCGCTTTAAAAGTAGCAAGTCCTGGGACGAAAAGGATCGCGGGCATTAACGAAAAAGGTTTTATTTTCATATCGTGATTATTATCAACTTTTAATTTCCGGCACGTTTGCAAAGTTGGAACGCCAGATAACATGAAAAGGCCACCTCTCACACAAAAAGCTCTATACCCAAACAACAGGGCGGTTATAGAACGTGCCTATGTTAAGGAGCAGGAGCGTATCTCTTTACTGGACGTCAAAAGAGTTTTTGTAGGAAAGCCAATCATGCCAGACGTTCTCTGGGTCAACGTCAGGATAACCACGGCTCTCATTCATTTCTAAACCGATTTCGTCAGGCATTACCATACCGACTGCATTATCGCGTAGTGTCTCAACTTCTTCTTGTGTCAGCTCGCGACCAAGTTCTTTCTCTTTTGCAGTAAGTAAAACGATAAGGGCTGGAATAAACACCAGTGCCATTTGTTGCCTCTGAAGGTATCGGTAATGGAAGCCATATTATCTGATGGCACATGTCGCAGAAACAAAAAACCCGCACAAGGCGGGTTAGATATAACAGAGGCAAAATAACATAATGCAAATAAATTTACCGGTTTTAGTTCGGTTTTGCAATAACTTGTTTGTAATTTGCTACCTTCTGCTTCGAACGTGTTTTTGATGCATCTATTACGGCCCTCTTATCCAGATAAATAAAATTGGCTCTCATCTGCGCCCACCGTGCGGCATATCCTTCCGACCACGTAGATTTTGTTACCCCAACCATCTGCGCCAGCGCATGGGCTTTGTAGCAGCCTTGCGGCTCATTTCGTAACTCGTGTTTAACGTCCTGCGCCGCCAGCCATACCAACGCACGCAAACGCTCCAGTGTCTTACCGGCGATACGCTGTCCTTTGAGTTCCTCGCTGAAAATCTCCCATCCCCAGCGTACTATCTCGACCTGATGTGCATAACGTATGTTTTCGGAGTAACACCAAAGCAGCCAGGCGCATTCGACTTCATCAAGCGCCAGTACAGCCCGACGCCAGCTCGCGGTAGCGTATTCGACGGGAAGCACCAGCGCGATTGATGAACCTTTGGCTCGGGACTGCACTCCCGGTAAGGGTGGATTATCTAAGGTAATCATGTCCCCGGTTTCCTCATCCCTAACCTTCAGGCGCTTTCGCTTGTAGCGATTCGTGGCTAATTGAGCGTTTTCTGCAAACGCAACGAGTTGCCCCTTGGTTGACCCGCTTAAATCAGCGGTCGCGGTAATGAGTTGCTGACGGATGTATTCGTAATCCTGTGCTATCACTCTTCAATCTCCGTGACTTTAATACCCAGACGTCCACCGGGAATGACTTCCCCGCGTATTACTTTCAGCTCGTCTATTTGCGAGTCGTTTTGCATGAAACCGCCCTTCTCTAGTGAGTCGCAGACCGCTTTGAGAATGTTGTCAATATCGCGGCGGCGCTTATCAGGCATGTTCGCGATAATGCGCAGCCTCAGCCGCGCAGTGATGTTTATGTCGAGCTTGAGGATATGCAGGATCTCCTGCACTGCCCGACGGTACTCGCGGCCTTTCTTATTGATGTAGGTAATGCCATTTCCACGCCGCCAGTAATCGTTAACACTTGGTGGATACGGCAATGTGAATTCATAGGTCTTTGTCATTTGGGCACCACCAGACCGCGCCGCGTCAGTTCCCGAAGCGTAAGCACGATGGCGCGGTCCATTAGTGCGCGACGCTCCTCTCTTGTCAGTTCGCTGCCGTTATCGATAGCATGATGACAGTCAACACAGAGCGCTGCCGTCAGGCTGTCATCGACCTTAAGGCCCATGCCTTTGTCCTCGTTGCGATGTGCCGCCTGTACACCCCAGCGGCGGCAAAGGACGCAACAATCTAACTGGCGAACGGCGGCCAGCCATTTAGCGCTTCGATAAATACTCTTCACACTCACCTCCACATCCGCTGTTGAAATGTAGTGTCCTGCCGTGGCGGATATTTGCTTTCCGGCAGCAGTACGCGAACAACGAACGTCTTACAGTCCGCAGAAAGAGACCGCTCCGCTTTCATACCGCGTTTGCGATACTGGCGAAGCAGCTCGTCGGCCTCTTCTGCGGTGCAATCCGAGTGTTCAAACCATCCCATACGCATGATTAAGCCTCCTGCTCTGCCCGGAGCTGCGAATATTCACAGTCCTCAGGAATAGTGAGGCGGCAACCGATGCTCAGAGCCCAAGCTTCAACTTGCGAGAGGAAGAAATGCATCTCGCCGGTATCAAGATCGGAGGTATGACGAAGAGAGCTGATAATGGTTTTCTCGCCGGTAATGACGTCAGTCATCTCACGGCGTTCGTAACCGAGATAGGAATGCTTCAACGCGTCCTTAACCCACGCAGCGGAAGCAAAGGCTTTACCGCGCTTAATGAGATAGTCACTAATTTCAGCAAACCACATGTGCGCCAGCGCGTTCTGAGAAAGGCTGCGAGTTTCGCGCCAGGGTTTGATGATCAGGCGGTAGCAATCACCATTAGCTAGTAGCGGCTGCAATTGCTGGCCGATGGAAGCGAAGTTGGATTTGTGAAGGCGAATGCCGTCTTTGGGTAAATTCACGCTGCACCTCCGTAGAGGTCGAACGCTGGATATACGAGAGCACTGGTCGCAATTGAGAGTACGATCAGTATAAAGATGAAGAGTTTTTTAGAATCAATCTGCGCCATAAATTCCCTTCCATGGCACAGCGTTACTTAGCAAGTTGTTCAGACTTGAGTAGCTATTTTACTTCAACCAGAAGTAGGAATCACCCTTCTTTGCCGCCATTGATATAATATCTTTCAGCGCTTTAAAGAGCAAACGAACTTATTTTTTCTTAAAAACACATGTCGCCAATCATTATAACTTTTCCTAGTAAGTAGTACGCGCAGGGGAGATTTCTTTTTTCCAGATGGTAACTATGCCCGTAATTATTTTTGTATTTAAGCAATCAATGATTGCTAAACCGCATTCAGAATGGTCTAAGTTAACTACTTGCACCTGTTAATCTCTGAGATAACGATGTAACAAAAAGAAAGTAATCAGGCACGATTAATTATGATCCAAGAGTAATTAAGAAGTAAGCAGCACTATACAATAAAAAATGAGATGGCAAACAATAACCCCATGATGGTAGAAAAATTATGTTAGAAATGCATATTATTATGCATTGATGTTTCAGCGAAAACGCAAGGCGTAAGTCTCATTTAACTTACAGGTCGCGGAACCTATAACTGACGAAAACTAAACCACAAATATCAAGCAGTAAAAATAGCCACGATAATAAAGATCGATAGAAATGAATGATGATAAGCTATCCAAAGTTATAGATCGTAAAGTTATTATTTAGGATCCAACTAATAAAGCTGACCATCTCAATAGCTTCACTGCAATCATTTGAAGATTAGGTACTCGTACTTATCAATAAACAATTATGCAATCCTACGATGAATTACAATCATTGACAGAATAATACAATTATTGATTTGCTCTTATAAACACTAAACTCTCCTAAGACAAGATTAAAATAGCCCCCTTGTGGTAACGTTATAATATAATGGGGCGGGGGGGGCTCCCCCCAACCATTACATTAAAGATATAAAACGTTTTATTTCATCAAAGCAATCATGATTAAAGTCGATATATTTTCTTTGTGCCGAGATACCTAAACGGGTATCAGATTCTTTCATACTTGAAAAATAAATTTGTATTTTGGCTTTGGATGGTTTTCTCGGGAATGTAAAATCCGAGCTTTCATTTTTAGGTTTTGTGGTATTCTCTAAGCCGTTCAAATAATCATCGACAAGGGCGCATACTTGGTTTCCTTTAATAGCATCCAAAACTAAATCTTCAAGCTCACCACTTTTATTCTTTCCAGGAAAAACAAAAACACCTATCTTTAATGCATCTGTCTCTTTAAACTCATTATGGTCCACTTTACAAAATGAGAACAATCTCCTTAAAGTTGAATTAATGGACTCAATTGCCGCCCCATGATTCATATCTGCGTCTCTAGTCACAGCGAAAGATGAAACATTTTCTATAAAACCTTCTGTTTTGGATATCATTGAAAGGAATTCATTAAGCTTAGCCTTACCCTCATATGGTATTATTTGAATAGTTTTATGATATTCATCACCCATAAATTGTAAGAGGGAATCGAAAAAAACCAATTCATCTCGACCTTCAACAAAGAGTATTTTTTCTTTTTCAATTACTTTATTAATATGAATTGCATCAGCCATTAACGGATCTCCCAATTCTCTTCCGTAGAGGCTTTAACTTCATCCACGGAGAAGGTAGAAGATATTGTTTTACTTTTCCTCTCAGAATAACCAATCCTAGTAAAAGTAATATCATTTTCAGTCAATTCGTTTGACTTTGCCATATCACCAATTGTCTTAATAACATCATAGCTATGCGTAGTGATAAAAATTTGGTTATTATTTTCGTTACAAAGCTCAACCAAGGTTTTAATTATTCTTGGCATTAATGAATAATGTATTCCGTTTTCTATTTCATCAATTAAAATAATCCCATTCTTCGTGAAGAAAGAAATGGCAAAAATTGTCAATAGCTTACTAACACCTTCGCCCAAAGTGGAGAGGTCAACCAGTCTCTTATGTCCAATATCTACTAGTATCTCAGGCTGCTCATTAGACATAACCAATGCTATATCCGTTATATTCTTATTAATTAAAGAAATGTTTTTGAGCAACCTTTCTTTGTCTTTTCTTTTAATGAGTTCACCAATAACACTAATTGTGTTAGCCTGATTTATTTTATTGGAAGTAGTGATAAAGGTGGTTGGCTCATTTATATAGTTAGTGGCATGGCGTGTTAACTTCGACGTGATTTGCGAACCATTAATACTTTGTTCTGCATGTAGTATCAAATCTAACCGTTTAGGGTCAGTAGAATCCTTCAATCTGATATTCAACACAAAGTTACTATCAGCTGAAGTTAAAGACATTTTATTTTTATCAAACGCGTCGCTTGAAATTACATTTATATTCTCAGTTGCTCTGTTCTTTCGGCTCTCAACCTCTAAAGTCGCTTCATATTTCCTGCCTTTGTCATTACCAAATTCAATAAATATCTTTTTGGAGGCGTCATATGCATTAAAATAAGAATACCACAAATCGCTCTCATTTAAGTTTGGCACTCCTCCTCTAAAAGCAATTGGTTTGAGCAAGCAATCAGGTGACACTATATCATTAGTAATGAATATAGCATCTAATATTGAGGTTTTGCCTCTACCATTCTTACCGGCTATTATATTTACTTTTTTTAAATTGTGTAACTCAATGTCATCTAAACCCTTGAAGTTCTTAATATGTAAAAACTTAATCAATTTTACGTCCTCTAATCGTCAAATGCTTATTGAAACCTCATTCAACTACCCAAAATCCTTGTTTTCGAAAGCTTTCACCCAATCAAAGTAAAGCTTGGGCTAGCTAGTATACGTATTAAACACTTTGCTGAACAAGGGATTAAGATAAAAATCATGAGGTTTAGAAATATTTTCTAAGCTATACCTCACGTGACCAAACTATAATGCACTTTACCTTTTACGACTTTGCTAACAAAAAAAATAATAAATTCAAATAATTACTAGATAATAGCCTGCTTTTTAACCTGCTCTTTTCGGTGGAGTAAACCAAACTTAACACGCAGTTCAGCTAATTTGGCTAGCCCTTCTTCCCTTGAAAGGGGTTTACCACTCGTGTTACTACGAATCAATGTGCGTGGCTTAGGAATTTTTTCACCAGATTTTATGCGGTTAGCCATTTTTTTAATCTCATAGCCAGCTTGATTAGCAAGTTCTGTTTCCGACCAACAATAGGTGCGCATGCCATTATACAGCGCTGTTACCATCCAATAATATGAATAGTGCTTCCATGGATAGTGCTCCGGCGATTCATAATAACCACGGCGTGCGCAGTATACGTGTACCATCTCTACAAGCTCATCCACAGATGGGAGCAAAGCTTGGATCGCTCCCCCTTCCTTACACCATTGTATAAATTGTCCCGGAGAGGGCCAGAAGGGCGAAAGGCTGGCACGGGCCTTTTTCATTCCTGCGCTCAATTGTTCCCTTGAGGTAATGCCATTCTCAGCGAATGCCATAATCCATTGCTGTTTGGCCACCGCCTCGTCGGTATCGGTGCGCAGGTTCGTCGCAGCGGACGCCGGGAATACTTGCTTGAGCTGCCGAAACAAAGAATCAACCAGACGCTCAGCCTCGGTATTCACTACGCTCTTTGCGGTGCGCTCTTGGGCAGGTTGGTATTTGCTAGCAAGCCGGGCCAGTGTTTGGCTGTCTCGGTGTGCAATAGCCTGAATTAGTTGTTCACTCATAGTACGTCCTCCCACGCTTCAGGGCTATTCCAGTGCGGCGTATGCTGCTGCGTTATAGCAAGGCGATAGCGAATTGGCCGCGTCATCTGAGCAGTCAGCGTCGGCCATTTCTCGCGAAGCTTGGCCGGGCACAAAATGTTTGTTTGCCAGAAATGATCGGTGTTCGCCCAACTGAATACCTGCCAAATTTCAGCATGTGTCACGTTTAGGGCTATGCGCATCAAACGAATATCATTGGCCCATGCCGCCCAGTTAGGTTTGCGTGCGGCAGGGGTAACCTCCTGCACTTTGCCGAATATTAATTCAGCGGTTCGCAGGTCATCAACGGTTCCCCACTTGTCGCCTTTTGGTGAACGAATAGCCGCATGGGATCTAATTGGTACAATCAAATCCTTGTGTTTTTTAACGGCGCCAGAGGACGCGGTGGCGTTCTCTGACGTAATAGGTTCATTGACTGGTTCTATAAAGTGACTGGTTCTGAGTGAACCAGATTCACTACCCTCTGGTGAAAGAGATTCACTAGGTAGTGAACCAGATTCACTGCCCCTTAGTGAATTTCGTTCACTACCTGCCGGTGATTTCGCTGGGTTATCCAGCTTCAAAATATATAGATTGCTCGAATTGCCTTTGGGGCCTATACGTGCCTCTTTTTCAACCAAGCCAGCTTCACAAAGCGCAGCTATATGGTTCATTACCGAGCGCTTAGTGATTTCGCATTGATCAGCAATATGCTGGTATGAAGGCCAGCACTCGCCTTTATCGCTTGCATTATCCGCCAGCTTGATTAGCACCAGCTTACGCAGCGGGTTACCGACAGTGATTTTCATAGCCTTAGCCATCAATTCCATACTCATGGTGCGCCACCTGCAAGAAACGCTATGAATCCGTACTTTTGATTGAGATGTTGATAGTCAAAATTTGCTTTGTCATAATCATCACGCAAATTACATGCCCATGTGTTTGCGTTCAGAAGCCCCGGCACTGTTAGCGCAGTACGGGGTTTCGCCTTTTAAATGCTCCAGCATTGAGATAAGCGCTTTCGCCACCTCTGCCGTTTGCTCGCCTTTAATAATCACCGTCTCTTCGCGGTTATCGAAACCTATAACAGCCAGCAATTTGGCGGCTCGCTCCACAAAGCAATTTTTTCCTGTTTGCATGCGGCTGATCTGCGAGTGATGAACACCCATCCCTTTCGCAACTTGGGTAACCCCAAGAGCGGCGATGCAGCTCCTGATACGGGTTTCAATTTGCAGAGTCTTACTCGTTGTGCGTTTCTGTGTGGTTCTCATGGTTAATACTTCCTACTATTACTTCTGATTGTTGGTAGACCCGCGCAAGATGAAGCTTAATTTTCTGAATGTGGAAAAAGCATTGGTAGATCGGGGCGTATTTGGTAAGGCCTGATTACGCCCCCGGTAGCTTTAACAACTGCGATGACGCGTTCCGGCGACACCTTCTTCTTGTTGTTTAGCCAACGGCAAACGCTAACTTGTGACACTCCTACCTGTTCAGCTAATTTGGCTTGTGAACCGGCAATCTCTATGGCTTTTGCAATATACTCGTTCATTTTCAACACCCAAGAGTTTTGGTGATGAGATGAATAATACTCATGGTTATAGACTCAGTCAATCCCATAGTTATTTGACTAGTTAAACCCGCGGTTATAGTTTGGGAATATGAAAACGACACTCTCTCAAAGGCTTGAAATTGCAATGACGGCAGGCGGCTTTAGCCAAGCTTCGCTTGCTGAGGCAGCAGGTGTATCCCAGCCTACAGTTTGGAAAATTGTTTCTGGTAGAACTCAGAGTTCAGCGAAGATTGTTGATCTTGCTAAAGCTTTAGGCGTACGGCCAGAGTGGCTGGCGCATGGAGTTGGGAGCATGAAGTCCGAGCAGGTCGAAACAAGCAATGCCAGTTCTATTGTTTACGAAGGAACTATAGCGCTCCCGCTTTATGATGAAAGCGAAAAACAAATAGGACTAACTGTTGTCCCAGATGCTATTAATCATGAAAAATCAAGAGCATACAAGTTAAACTATGAAACCGGATTCCCCGAATTACCCCAAGGCTGCACCATTGTTGTAGATTCTGAGGAAACTCCGGTTAATAACGATTTTGTTTACGCAAAGATAAACGGCAAATCTTCGGCATACAGATATCTCACCCGCGGGCCGCAAAACTATCTGGACGTCGGAGACTCGCGACTCGGGCTTGTTCCTATAGACGAACGTGTGGAGATACTGGGAGTTATTGTCTTTATGGCCCGATCTTTCCGTAGATAAATTCCCCATTCCAAAGCCCAGCAATGCTTGTTTGCCAGGACGACCTTTTTGTAAACTCCCGGCGCGGTGCGCAACATTGCATTAGGCATGCCCCTCTCCTCTTTCTATGATTTCACAACCCAAATGACTGTATATCTATACAGTCATTTTAAATTAAATCACTCTCTGCCGATGGTCAAGTTCGGTCGGTTAACGATTTTGACTGAAATTAATTATTTGGCGATACCCTGTTCTATTCCTAAAACACTCCCAGCAAAACTTTTAAGTTATAATAATTATACCTTTGAGACTTGAAATTTAAAACTCAAGGGTATATCATCTATCTCGTCAGTAACAGCACGGCGCAGTGATTACTTAGCAAAACGTTCCGCCAGCCGGGCGTTAACGGCAAGGGAGAAGATGGTTAATCAACACTACGGCACTATGCCGTTAATCAGGCAATGTCTTGCACCTGGAATGATGGCGCTCCGCGATGGTTGCGCTTACCGAGTCTCAGCGATCCGTGGTAAACACGTTTACCTTCACTCGATGCGCGAGCAAATCCGCATTACTGATCGCGTAGTCGAAGTTTTTCTTGATGGGTTCGGTAATCCGCTAACCCACTGACCCACCCTTTCTGACATTAATCAAACCCTCGTAATTGGTGGCTAACAAGGCACCGGGGATTTTTACGCCCTTTTACAGGAGGAATCGTGAACGCGTATTTCATGCATGACCGTATCGAAGAGCGCGCATGGCAAGACCACTACATACAAATAGCTCGTGAAGAGGAAGAAGCGGAGCTGGCCGACTTATACGATCGCCAGATCAAGTTTCATCACCTTCACGCTCTACTCAGCAACACCCAGGCGGATAAAGCCGCCCTTACTGCAACCTTCGATGATGTGGATTTTCAGGAAAAGGCAGCCGAGTTCCTGCGGTATGCCGCCGAAACGCTCGCGGCCAAACAGACTGCAATTAACATGGATTTGAGGAGAGGATGAGATGGCCCTTTTCCAACGAGCCACTAATACACAGGCTTTCCTTAAAGCCGGAATCATGGGTTTTGCCGGAGACGGCAAAACTTACACTGCCAGCGAACTGGCGATCGGCCTGGTCCTGTTGATGCGCCAGCGTGGACTTGAAATGGGTGATAAGCCGGTAATGTTCCTTGATACCGAAACCGGCTCTGACTGGGTAAAACCCCGCTTCGATGCTGAGAACATTGAGCTTTATACAGCTAAAACGCGCGCATTTGTGCATCTGCTTGCCGCTGTTAATGAAGCGGAACAAAGCGGCTCAGTGCTCATCATCGACTCCATCAGCCATTTCTGGACGTGCTTGTGTGATGAGTACGCAACCCGCCGCAAACGTAAGCGTGGCCTTGAATTCTCGGACTGGTCGTGGCTGAAACAGGAATGGCGGCGTTTTACCGACCGTTTCGTTAACAGCCAGGCGCATATCATCATGTGTGGCCGCGCAGGCTATGAGTACGACTTTTTCGAAGGTGACGACGGCAAGCGCCAGTTAGAGAAAACCGGCATCAAGATGAAGGCCGAAACCGAGACGGGTTACGAGCCTTCAATACTGATTCAGATGGAAAAGCAAATGGATCTTGAGTCCGGGCAGGTATGGCGCACCGCGCGCATTCTTAAGGACCGCTCTACTCGCATTGACGGCCAGACATTCGCGAACCCGACGTTTAAACACTTTCTGCCGCACATTGAATTCCTTAACCTGGGCGGAACACATTTAGGCGTGGATACCTCTCGCGATAATGGCGAGCTGTTTGCCGATGATGGTTTGCCGACATGGCAAAAAGAGAAACGCGCGAGAGAGATCGCCCTCGATGAGATTGTCGAGCTGCTGAAAAAACATCATGGCGGCACCAGTAACGACGCTAAACGCGCTAAAGCCGACCTTCTGGAACAGGTGTTCTGCTCTCGCTCCTGGGAGCGAATTAAAGGCATGGACTGGCCGACCATCAAAGCAGCCCGCTCAGCTCTATGGCTTCAACTTGAAGGGGCTCCTTACGAATTCCCAGCCCCTTCTGGCGCGGAGAAAAGCGAACCAGATGCGGCTTACGATGAAGTGATCCCACAGTAATAACCGGGCCCACGCCCCGCTTTTTAGTAGTGAATTAAATTTTGTATTTTGATAGCGGCTTTCGGGCCGAGGAGGATTTCATGAGTGAAGTAGTGATGATTGTATCCCCTGGGAAATGGGTTGCGGAAGAACAGCTTATTGCGCTTAAAGGGTTCAAAAGAGGAACGTTGAAAAGAGCAAGGGAACAAAGCTTTCTTGAAGGCAAAGAGTACATACATGTCGCGCCTGATGGTCAGCCCTGGGATAACAGCCCCTGCTTTTATAACCTGGAAGAGATAGATCGTTGGATTGAACGGCAGGCGATGGCAAAGCCGCGCCGTTATATAGCTTAAGTGAACTTAGTAAAAAGGAGACGTAATGATTGAGTACCCAACCGGTGTCGAAAACCACGGTGGGAAGCTTCGCATCTGGTTTATCTACAAAGGAGTAAGAGTCAGGGAAAACTTGGGAGTCCCTGACTCCCCTAAGAATCGTAAAAAAGCGGGCGAGCTTCGCAATGCGATTTGCTATGCCATCAAAACGGGCACGTTTGATTATGCCGCACAGTTCCCAGACTCACGTCACTTGGCACGCTTTGGCGTTGCTAAACCCGACATCGATTTCGCTACTATTAGTGAGAAATGGCTCTCGTTAAAGGAAATCGATGTTTGCAAGAATACGTACGTACGTTATGCAGCTGCAATCAAGAACGTTATGCCATATATCGGCGCCGATACTCTTATCGCATCAATAAACCAAGAGTTTTTATTGTCGCTACGTAGAGAATTGCTACTCGGTTTTCAACGTCCTAAACATTGGCATACGGAACCAATTAAAGGCCGCACCGCATCGACTGTAAATTACTATATGCTTGTGATAAATGGGATATTGGAGTTCGCCAGCCATAACGACTATATACCTGTAAATCCCATGCGAAACATAACCTCGTTAAAAAGAGCCAAATCAGAACCGGACCCATTAACTAAAGATGAATTTGAGCGACTTATCGCAGCTTGCGACAATCGCCAGCTTAAAAATCTCTGGAGTCTGGCTGTATTCACCGGCATGAGACATGGTGAAATATGTGCCTTAGCTTGGGAAGATGTAGATCTCAAGGCTGGTACTATCTCTGTCACAAGGAATTACACTGCCGCCCGTAACTTTACTCCTCCTAAAACTGACGCCGGAACAGACAGGAAAATAGTGCTGATTGATGCAGCTATTGCTGTCTTACGAGATCAAGCGGAACTTACAAGACTTGGTAAGCAGCATGATATCAGTGTCGCTCTACGCGAATACGGTAAAAAGCGACTGGATAAGTGCACGTTCGTCTTCAGCCCTGCCGTGTACACTAAAAACCCTCATTGTGGGATTAACTACGCCACAGGCTCACTGAACCAAAGCTGGGCCTCGGCTATGCGGCGTGCGGGAATTCGTCACAGAAAAGCTTATCAGTCCAGACATACTTATGCTTGCTGGGCTCTTTCTGCAGGAGCTAACCCTAACTTTATCGCCGGGCAAATGGGTCACGCTAACGCGAGGATGGTGTATCAAGTTTACGGTAAATGGATGTCTGAAAACGACGCGGATCAGTTGTCTATCCTGAACAAAAGCATAACTGTAAATGCCCCGACCATGCCCCATAGTAAAACCGCTTATTAA